GAATCTAGCATTTGGAACTTCAAACGTAAAATAATCATTTAATTCTGCGGCTTGACCTCTTTCACATTCCACTAATAAATGAACATCATCTATTTTTTTTAATATCATTGTCCCATTGTAAATCGTAAAAAGTCAATAGCCGATTTAATATTATATCCTCTAGTATTTAGGGATTTGATAATCGATTCTAAAAATTCTACTTTTATCTTTTGATATTCCAGTTTTTGATTTGCTTCAATTAAATCATCATCACCTTGAAGATATGTTTCTATTTTAGGTTCATATCCTTTAATTAATTTAATTTTAAATTGTTCCCAGCCTTGCTCTTCTAATTCTTCTTCACTCATTTTTCCAGCATACCAAATAGTTTTAAACTTTAGAAGTTTCTTATTTTCAAAAAATAACTTCTTTTGAGAAAGAGATTCATCGTTATAAATCCCTAAGTATTTACTATGAAGATTGGGGAGTTTTAATAATTCTATATCTAATTTGGTATCATCAATCTGACAATCTTTTTGCCACATTGTTTGAATATCACTTAATTTCATAATGTTTTATGTGGGTTCGTTTAGCCTTGTCATTGTATAATAATTATATTGAAAAACTACATCTGCTGTAGAATATGTTATATCGGCAGCCATTATATCAAATTGAACTGATCCGATAGATTTAGGCCATAAATTATAAAAATCGAATCTCAATGAGGGATTTTTTGAACCAGTAAGAATGAATAAAGATCCAGTTGTATCAACTCCGGCTTCTTTTCTTTTTTCATACTCTTTAAATCCAAAAGGTTTTCCTAGACCAATTATCCATGTTTGAATTTCTTCCCAATTTCTTAGATATTCATCAACAATTATTGTTATTGAAAATTCATCAAATGTCACATTATCACCAGCTACATAATGTTGTTTATGAGGTGTGGGAACAGGTATTTCTGATATTGAAACGCCAGGTAAATTGGCTGTTTGACAGTAAAATTGAGTTTCTGGCATAGCAGAGCAAAGAAATCTAAAGCCAGTAGGTGAAAGGTAATTTATATTATCTGTACCGCGTACTCCGGTGGATGCTTGTGCCATTGATACCTCGTGAGCATAAAAAAAGGGTAAAGAATCTAAGACCCCTTACCCTTATTTATATCACTTAATTTAATACAAGATTACATCAAGTTTGTAACAAGACATCGTCTGTAATAAACATTAGTATTATAAGTGAGTGATCCATCACTAGAAGCAGCAGTTCCAGTTGAGAAAGGATTAGACACCATTCCGTAACGTGTCTTGAATCCGATCTTAGGCTGGAAGTTGTTCTCACCAACCGCACGTACCATTTGTAGTGGAACGTATGGGCAGTAGAAAAGTCCTGCATCATATGCGCTAGAACCTTTATATCCTAGTACAAACCAATTTGTGTCTTGGATTGTTGCATATGGATCAACATATACTTTATAACGACCATTAAGTGTACCAGCAAATGTTGATTGTGTGTCATCAACATTCAAGGAATCGTTACCGGAAAGAGCAGGTGTGTAATCAAGTACACCAGCCATTTGCAATGCGGAAGCAACATCCGAAGAAGTCATAAGGATATTACCTTTTCCTCTACGTGTGTCGTGCCCGATAGCATTAGCTTCGCGCTCAATCTGGAACATCAGTCCCTTGAATTTTTCAACCATCCAACGACCGTTTGAATCAACATCCATATCGAATGTTCCGGCAGTGGCTACGTTGTTCTGGGCACCAGTTTTGGCGTTACCATAAATTGTGCGGATAACTTCGCGGTTAATCTCTGCCAAAATTTCTGAACTCAAAATATTTGAAAGTTCAGTTTCAGCATCAAGACCATGAATTGCTTTTAGGTCTTGGGCGAGTTCCATTGTGTACTCACCTTTGAGTGCGCGTGTTTTCGCTGTAACAGTTACCTTATCGATTGAGAAGGCCATTTCAGCAAAAGCATTTGCAGCCGAATCGCCAAGTGCTTCACCAAGTGCCGTAGTCATTCCACGACCAGGTAGATATGCAGTTGAACTTGAAGCGGCAGCCGCTGGGTTACCATTAGCGGTATGTGCGGATGTAGCTGCAGCGTCACCACCAGAAATACCAGAATCTGCTTCACTGAAAAGTGCTTCATCTCCGGTTTGACTAGCATAACGGGACTTCATGGCGAAAATTAAACCAGTCGGGCCTGTCATAGGTTGAACACCGCAAACATCGTATGCGATTAAGAGAGGCATACTTCTGCGAACCAAGGAAATAAGTACAGGGTCATAACCCTTAATATTTCCAGCTGTAGTACCCATTCCGGCACCAACTGCGTTCCCAGGAGCGTCCTCAAATAAAATAGTAGATCCGCCTTCTTCCATAATTGATTTTTCCTCATTCTCTAACAAAACAGCTGTTACTGCTTTCCTATAAGAATCTTTAATAGGAGGAAGATCAGGATGGTCGAGTACGGGACCCCATTTTTCTTGTAAGGTTTCAGACAAATACATTGTTATTCTCCTGTATGTATTTTAGTAAATTTAAATTTAAAAAAAATATTATCTAACATGTCTCGAAATAGCTGACATATAGTGTTCCATACCTTCTTGTATGGGTGCTTTTTCGCTTTCTTCGTCATTATTTTGTGATTCAATATCTTCGACCAGAGCAACTTTCCTATCTTCCGAAGGAAAGTAATTTTCTTTAAGAACTTCGACTTTTTGTTCGTAGTCCTCTGCGTCTTCAGCTTCAACATTTTCAGCTAATTCTGCCACTTTTTCTTTCTGGGTCTCAGTAAGGTCTTTCGTCAGTGACGATAAAACTTTTTCTTTTTTAACTTTTGTAAGTTCCGACTGAATGTCAACATTTTTACTAACTTGTTCATTCAGTTCTGATTCTAAGGATTCAACCTTATCGAATAGATCATCTACTACATCAACCTTCTCATCTGGAATTGTAATGTAGTGTTCTGTGAACAGATCTTTTAGTCCAACGAGGAATCCTTCGGTCAATTCTGAGCGAATTCCTTTTTCGATGGCTAATTGATTATCTTTTACCCATTCTTCGGAAACATAGTTGAGATAATTATCAACTTTTTCTACAATTTCTTGTATATAGGTATCAAGTTCTTCAGTTAATCGTTCTTGCATTTGCTCTTCGAGTTCTTGTTCTTTCCCGATCACAACTTGATTAACTTTAGCTTGAACAGCTGCTTCGAAAATGGTACTTGCTTTTTCTTTAAAAGCATCAGAAAGATCTTCACCTTCGGTTAACGCATCAATATCATCTTGAACGTCAAGTGGTTTAGTATCTTCTTCGTCTGTACCTTCTTGAATTGTTAGAGAACTAAGAATAGACTCATAATGCGCTGCAATCTGATCTTTTTTCAGCTTGCCTAGTCTTTCATAGACAGCTGCCATCATACCAGATTTGGTTTTTGGCATTTCATCTTCTTCTTTTACTTTAGCCATTGGTTCGCCTTTATCAGACATCTTAGCTTTTCCTTTAACGGGATTACCCATAGCAGTTCCGGAACCTTTAACTTCAGCAGGCGGTGAAACATCCGCGGCTTTTTCGCCTTTGGGTCCTTCGCCGTCTTTTCCACCTTTACCAGGTCCGGGTTGATTTTTACTGTCCTCTTGAACCTTACGTGCTTCCTGAACAAGACCTATCTCTTCCAACAATTCATCAGTCTCAGTGGCCGATAGCCCTTCTTCTTCGCATTTTGATTTAATCTGTTCAACGAGCTCTTCCCTTGCCTCGCCGTCTAATTCTAATGCTTGTTGAGCTAATGTTTCTAGTTCGTTCACACTATTGGCAAGAGTCTGCTGCTGTTCGGCAGTTTCTTGTTCAGACATTTGCATTCTCCTTTAGAATATCTTTAGAATATTTGTTACTGTTATTATTTATAACATTAAAGCCTTGACATGAACCTTTCAAAGGATGAAGCCAAGGCAGATTCATCCGGTTTTACTTTTATAAATTCTTTAACTATTTCGTCTTTAATTTCTTGAACATCTGCTTCTCTTAAAATACCATTATTCCAAATCCATTCTCTGCCTTCCATAATACCTTCTACGAAAGCCATGGGTGCAGAAGGATCAGCGACAATGTCTCCAGCTGTTGCAAGATGAAAATCACTTTGTACTATTTGGGAACCACCTAATGTTTTTAATGAACCCATTCCTCTAGAACTTACTCCTAATTTAGCACCTTCATCAATTAAATTTTTGACAATTTTACCATATGGAGTTTCCATAATTTTTGCTTTTCCAATAAAATTTGCACCATCTTGTTTGAGTTCCTTAACCATATGTGAAACTCTTTCAAGATTAATAGTAGGTCCATCTGGATGGCCTAATTCTCCAAAAGCTCTATTAGTATCTATATACTGTTTAGAATATCTATCTACCTCTTTTGACATTGTTTCTAATGGATAGACTCGTCCGTTTCTATTTTTTTGTTCTGCTTGTAAAAATACTCCTTTAATGTAGTAATTTTTTTGATCCGTAGAAGCATCCTTTTCTACAAGCATTTCAACGTCTTCCATTAGTTCGCAAATGAGTTTCATTTAATTCCTTATCTGAGGGCAACTTTGGTTAATAATACACCGGCATTTGCCGCGAAAATCCAATCTGTAGGGTCTTTTTCAACGTATATATCTGCGCCACCTGCTAAAACAAAGCTACCTTTTAAAACGCTACCTGCAGTTTCCACCGTGACTAGATAATTAGTAGTAGTGTTATTAAATGCTCTAACGCACGTTGCAGAGTTTACATCGCCACCTGCTCCGGTTTGTACCTCGGCCGGTGCTGATGCTCCTAAAGCTTTAATCATTCTCATTGTTAAATATCCTAACTTGAATTGTTATGTTTATTTATACAATTTCTTCGGTTATGATTTCGTATTTTTAATATCAAACAAATTAGAATTAAAATCTTTTTTTAATTCCATTATGCGGTCCGAAGTTTTATCTTTTAAAACATCTAGTGCTCTGTCACGAGCTTTGTATTCTCTTCCGCATAGTATATCGTCAATCATATCCGCTATAGTTTCTCTACCTCTATTTTCCAACACTTTTCCTTCTAGGTAGGCTATATAATTTTCCACCTGTAAGCATTTCCGGTTTAACTTCTTCAGGTTGTCCTGGTTCTGCAGGAGGCGGCATTTGTTGTCCGGGCTGCACATTAATCTGATTTGCTGGAGCAGCAGCCGGATCGACAGGTACTTGTGGAGCAACTGGCACATCAGCAGCATCCTGCTCGGCCTCTTTAGCTTCTTTTTCTATTTCTTTTTCTATTTTCTGTTGCTCATCTGGTGTATGTCTTAATATGTTATCTTTAACGTATTGTTTAGATATATATGTTCCTACTAATTCTTCAACATCCCTCATCATATTATATCTATCTGTCTGTAATTCTTGCGATTTTAATTCAGCAAAATGATTATCCAATGCATAATTAAATCTGATGGATTCTCTTAATTTATTCCATTCTGATGTATGAATAACATTTTTAAGAATTAATTGTTTTTCTAGGCATTGATAAAATAAATGAGAAAATCTTATTCTAATTCTATCAATAAATCTTGAAAATTTTAATTCGTCTCTACTAATTTCAGATGCTCTGCCTAATACAAAAGGAGTATCTGCTTCCAATCGCGACAAGGGAACATTTAATGATTGATATAATTTCCTTCTGAAATAATCAACATCTTCCATTTCACCTAGATTTTGACCGCCAGGTAAAGTAGTTATTTCTGTTCCTCTTCCTCCTTCTCTCCGAGGAAGCCAATAATCTTCTAACATCGATTGATGTCGTCTATCATCTTTTATATCACCTGTGGCGGCATCATAAACTAATTTATTTTTATACCGTGTCATAATATCTTTGAGATATTGTTCGGCTTTCATTTTAGGTAAATTACCTACATCAATATAAAAAATTCTTCGTTCTGGTGCTCTTGCAATTCTATAAATTACAACTGCATCTTCTAACATTCTTAATTGATTTAATCCTTTAATAGCTTTATGCAAATGAGAAATAACATATTTTTTATCTTTAGTCATTACTCCTGAATGAGCCATTATAACAGAATCTGGGGCTACTTTAACACCTAATTGACTTGGAGTCAATAAACCCTTATCATTAAATAGATAATATTCATGAAATTTTGGTAATTTAAAGACACTAGGTGATTGTCTAGGATCTGGTTTTATTTCTCTAACCTTTTTAATTTTAAGAGAATCTATTAATCTAAGCTCTTTTATTCCTTGTTGAGGCTCTTTAGGATCAATCATTACATGATAATATACCCTACCTTCAATATACCATCTTTTAAAAATATCATATGCTTGATTATTAAAATCGAGCATTTTTAAAATGATATCAAATTCTTCATCAATTCGATTTTGTAGACCTTTAGATAAATCCGTTTTTGTTAAATCTAATTCTACTGGATTTCTGTTTTGATTTGTGATGATAGCTTCTTGAATGATATTTTCAACAGCCATATCACATTCGGGGTGTTCGGCCATTTCCCTATATTTCATGATAAGATCTGATTCAGTTTTAGCAGTTGCTTCTAAATCTAAATAGGTAGAGAATGCACCTCCGGCAGAGGTGGCTTCAACTGCGCCTTCTTCATTTTCGGGAAATGCCAGAGCTGGGATGTCTGGCTTTGTATCTCTCTCAATATTAAATCCAAATAACTTCATGATATATTTTTTAATTTAAGATTAAGCGTTTTTGTCGATTTTTGCTTGAGCGTGAAGATAGTAATCATATTGCCAATCTATTGTAAATTCCTGAATAGTATTAACGCTGTCCCAATTTAAATCAATTGCGGATACGTTAGATGGCCAAGCATTATGAAAATCCCATTTCTGGTCGAGCTTGCCATCTTTCTTATACATTTCTAATGACACCGTGCAGGTATAGGAAGACCGAGTACCAAATAAGCCGCTAGCGGCTTTATTAGACTTAGCACCGTTAAACTTTTCGAACCACGTGTACATGCCCTTATAAATTTTTAAATCTTCATCGTTTACAACAATTGTAGTTAATGGAGCAAATTCTCTACTTTCTCCTGCAATTTTTACATTTCTACCAAAATATGGAACCTCGAGAGCCGTAATCGTAGAGCCGGGTATATTTGAGGCTTTACATAAAAATGGAAAAGCGGTATCCAGACCGGATATTCCTGACGCTGCTGTTTTGCACCACATTAAATTAGTACGAGCGCCACCGTTTTTTAGTGCGCCAATAAATGATGTGGTATCAAATTTTGCTGCCATTTTTCTTCCTTTTCTTGAATTACTTCATTGTCCAATAATCATAAGACCATGTCACAGCATATTCCATTATAGCATCATTGGGTTCCCAATTAACATCAATTTGATCTAAAGAAGTTGGAAAAATATTATAAAATGTCCACGTGCCGAGCGTTCCACCGGCTTTTCCCAAAGACTGGAGTGACATATCTGTGGAATATCTCTGAGTACCCAATTTGTTTTCAAATTTCTTGCTTCTTAAATTCCCAAAATGAGAATTTATTTTATGCATCCAATTTTCGACTTTGTTCCGAAGTCCATAGTCTTCATCATTTAAAATAGTAGTTGTTAAATCTTCAAATACTCTGACTCCGGGTATTTTTACTCCGCGGCCCATATAATTAACGTTTACTACTCCTGCGGAAGTAGCAGGAATTTGGATTCCTTTGCACATAAAAGAAAAGGTTGATGCCTCTGGAGCCCCTGCTTTAGGAGCGTCGCCCAGAAGCGAAAAGCTAGCCTGAAACAGAGATGATCTTGCGCCACCTCCTGCTAATTTTGTTATTATACTATCTGTGCCGTCTACTACAAATCCTGGCATTTTC